CATAACTTCTAATTGTCGTTATGATAAGTTTAGGTTTATTGAAGGTCCTACAACCAATCTATCACAGGTCCCTCCTGTGGTGTATTTCCCTTATTTAGGTCAATACTATTATTCTATTTATGAGCAAGTTACGAGTGGTAATACAAACCCTGCATTAGCATATAATAAACTTGAGAGTGGTAGAGCTGTTATTATTGTTGGTAATGATAACCCTGACGATTGTTTCTTTGAACCATACATTTCTAATGATGAGGATTTTGCACAGGTAATTTATGTATCTGAAGAAGAACAAGAATGTATCAATATAGTAACTCCATCAATAACTCCAACAAATACATCTACACCTACTGTAACTCCAACCAATACAGCAACTCCAACCAATACACAAACCCCTACACCTTCTATAACACCAACTAATACAGAAACGCCTACTAGTACTCCTACAGGAACACCAACCAATACTCCTTCTGTAACTCCAACCAATACAGAAACACCTACTAATACGCCAACATCAACCAATACACAAACCCCTACACAAACCCCTACACCTACAGGAACACCTTCTGTAACTCCAACTAATACTTCTACACCTACTCCTACACCTACTAATTTACCAGTTTATTACCTCGCATCAAGTTATGTTGATGTATTAGGTATTCTTGCATCAAATGCTGCTTTCGGTTTAACATATAACTCTATAACATATTCTGGCACATCGGTTTCAGCAAATCAACTTCAATTTTGTAATGTGTTATTAGATTATCCATCAATAGGACAATCTTATAATTTTAAAATAGTAATTCCTGCTGGATGGGAGGTAGCAGCCGCTCCTAATAATTATGATGAAATAGAAACTACTTTAACATCGTTAGTATCAAGTAGTCCAACGAGTCTCCAGTTTAGTGCAGACACGAATTATTACTTAAATAATGTTTTAGTCAAAACTAATTCATCAAATCAAATATACTTTAACATAGGAATAGATGGCGGACAATGTGTTTCTCCGTCAGGTAATAGTGGGGCATTTGTTTTTCCAAATCATAGATTTAGTGTTAGACAAATAATTGACGTAGATGCTGCAGCATACTTGAGTGATGTATTAACTGCTGGTGGAACATTAAATTCAATAGTATCGGGGGCAACAAATATTTTATTTACTAGCTTAAAATCTAGTGGTTTATATTCTAAAATGTATGCATTTTATCCGTTAGTAGGTCAAACTTCCGCATCCACGGCTATAATGGGTAAAAGAAGTTTTGGAACTTTCCACGATATTAGTTGGATTGGTGGATGGACATTTGATTCAAGTGGTGCTACAGGTAATGCCGTTAACACTTATGCAACAATGAATATAAGTGGAGGTACAGTTCCAGCAACTAATTCACATATAGCCGTTCAAGGTAATAAACCTAATGTGAATACAAATGGATATGATTTATCAATTAATTTTGGTAATAATTCTGGCAAAGTTCAACAATTGATTATGAACTTTCAAAATACTGGTGGTTCTTATGCAGAGTATAATGGATACGCTCCTGTTTTGGGTGGTACTACAGGTGATTTCTTGACTATGACTAGAAATGCTATAAACACAATAACTCATAGAGCTAGAAATGGTGTTGCTTTAGTAGATAAAACAGAAGCTTGTAATGATATTGATAATACTAGACAATGGTTTTTAGGTTGTGAACAAGCTTCTGGTGGTGGTACAGGAAGTTTTACAGAGAATAGATATTGTTGGATGGGATTTGGTAGTTTATTAACTCCTTCAGAACTTTTGACTTATCAGAATATCATTAATACATTCCAAACAAATTTAGGAAGAAATACATACTAAAATTATGGGTAAGATAGCAATAATAACTGAAATACAAAAAGTTGATTCAACTATATTATTGAGTGAGTAATAAACAAAAATAATCCTAAAGATATTTATAAGTAATGAGCGATAATAAACAAAAATATGACTTTGGAGTAAGTGAATTTAATGCTGCTTATGTTCCACAATATCAAGAAGTAATAAAAAACAAGCCGTGGGTATTCTACGGTGATGATAACATTTTTCCAAATCATTTGTTAGCTCTTTACCAATATAGCTCAATAAACAGAGCTTGTATAAACGCTATTGATTATGGGGTTAAAGGAAAGAACTTAATTGTTCTTGAAGGTGATTCTAATAGAATTGGAATGGCTAATAGAACTGAAACAGTTTATGATGTCTTCCAAAAATGTGTATTAGATAGAGTATTATTCGGAGGATTTGCATTGAATGTAGTTAAATCTAATGATGGTGGGATTGCAGAATTTTATCATTCAGATTTTAGTAGATTAAGAGCAGGTAAAGAAGATGACTTTGGAAACATTGATACATATTTCTATTCAATAGATTGGAAGAATACAACAAAATACAAACCACTTGAAATACCAGGTTTCAATATGTCTCCTGATAGTGCCCCATCACAAATAATGTATTTCAAAAGATATTCACCATCAATGTCGTATTATCCACCACCAGATTATTTGGGAGGTGTTACAACTATACAACTTGATATTGAGGTTAAGAACTTCCATCTTAATAACACACAAAATTCTATGATGCCAAGTATGGCAGTCATATTCAAAAATGGTGTCCCTTCTGAAGAGGAGAGAGACATTATGTATAGACAATTGGAGTCAAAATATGCATCTACAAATAATGCTGGTAGGTTCTTTTTGTTTTATGCAGAAACACCTGAAACAGCACCTGAAATAATACCAATACCAAATAATGCATCTGACGCATGGTATGGTAATATGGCTCCACAGATAGAACAAACAATATTAACTTCACATCGTATTACATCACCAATGATTCTTGGCATTAAAACTGCGGGACAACTTGGTGGCAGAAATGAAATGCTTGATGCGTATGACTTATTCTTGGAAACAGTTATTAAGCCAGTACAAGAAGAAATATTAAAAGGGTTTGAAAAGGTTTTATTCTTAAGGGATAAACAACCTATAAACTTGGGAGTTGAGCAAAACCAACTTCTTCCAACAATACAACAAGATGTTGTTGGCAAAATTCAAGGGATATAATGGCTACAGTATTATTAATATCAGAAACAAAACTTAAAGCTTTCACCACAATCAATCAGAATGTGGATATGGCTTTATTAACTAGTTGTATCTATATGGCTCAAGAACTTGGTTTGCAAACCTTGATTGGAACGAAAGGATACGACTATTATATGTACTTGGTTAAACAAGTTCAGTTATCTGGTGGAACAATGAGTCAAGCAGATAGAATTATGTTGGACGAATATTTTGCCCCATATCTTATTCATCGCGCATATTATGAGGCAATGCCTGAAATATTTGCAAGAAAGATGAATAAAGCTATTACTGTGGGTACTACCGAACAAGGTAATTCTATTGATATGAAAGGTATGGCTTATCTAAGGGATATAGAACAAGGTAGATACGAGTTCTATGCACAAAGAATGCAAGACCGCCTTAGGTCATTTCCTAATGATTATCCCTGGTACTATTCATATTCTAGTCAAGATGGTATGCCAAACTCTAAACAAACTTATTTTTCAGGTATTCACATTGAACCAGGTATAAGATACCCACCAAGAAGAAATAGTTGGTATGGTAATTTAAGAACTTATCAAGGTCCAGAGTATAATGCTTGTGTTGATTGTTAATATAACCTATGGAAAATTATATTTTAATAGCTTCTAATATTATAACTGGTGTAGCGGCATGGTTTGTTGGTAAAAGAAAAGTTAATGCCGAAACGGATAATATGGTTTTAAGAAACCTTGAATTATCTGTTAATTTATATCGCTCAATAATAGACGACTTAAAGAAAGAAATAGAAAAGTTGAATATCAAAGTTCAAGAACTTGAAACAAAAATAGACGAATTACACGAAGAAAATAAAAGATTAAAAAATTCATTATAACATGCCAATTCCAAAACCAAAACCAAATGAAGATGAACAAGGGTTTATCTCAAGATGTATAAGTGAATTATATAACGAATATGGACAAGAACAAGGTGCCGCTATTTGTTATTCAACTTGGAGAGAAAAAGACAATATGTCAGAAATAGATTTTGCAACACTCCCAACTTCTGATTGTATTGAAAAACACAAATCATTAGGTTATAACGATAAAGATGCGGAACAAGCCTGTTCTGCTTTCAAACCAGTACCAGAAGACCAACAAGGTGGGGTAGTTGGATTTGGTAGAGTTAAGTTTGAATATCCACCAATGGCAAAAGAAAAAATGAATGACTATATGGCTAGATGCATGGCCGATTCAGTAGTTAGAGAGAAAAAACCTAATCGTTCACTAAGAGGTGGATTTTGCTGGTCTGAATATCAATCAAGATATATTGGTAGTATTGGAAGTAGTTGGAAATAACACCAGACAAACAGAAACAACCCTTCCTTGAACTATTTTAACATTTTGATATATTTGTATGATGGAAGATAATACACCCAAAATTAGAAGGATTTGCGCAGCGTGTGGTGCTTCAAAGTTATTGAAAGATTACATTAAATGTGTCCAATGTATTGATGGTTATAGACCAAGATGTAGACATTGTATTTCTAATAAAATAGAAGCTGTTTATCATACTCCAAGAAAAAAGTTAGAGTATGATGATAATTTATCAATGTATGGAGTTGGGAAAGATGTTTATATTGAAATGTATAAGTTTCTTGAAAATATTGGTTATGATTTAACCAGACCAATACACGAACAATTTGCAGAAAAATATAATCTAACATTAAAAGAAAGATGTAAACACAAAGAAAATAAATATAATCCAAAAAATTTGGGATTGATTTGATTTTTTTGTTAAGTGTAGTATATTTATATTATACCACACAAAGCAAAATATATTTTATATTATTAACTGATATATTCTTAAATTGGAGAACAGCTTTGTGTGGTAACAAAAGTTCTCCTTTTTTTTTATATCAGTTTTTTTTATGTAGTTAAACCGACAGAAAAAGGTTTAATATCGCCCAGAGGGTATAATCGGCACGGAACGAGAGTATGGGTCTTACAGGTGGATAAATCCAAATAGGAAATAGACATACCTGCTACGAAAAAGGTCAATAAGGATAAATAAGATATGGGGGATAACGAACTGGTCTTATGAAACTTATTGGGTGAGGAAAAAAACATAGGGAGAACTAGGTGTGCGTAGTTGATTTTTACTAAATGCCTAATATTTATTATAGATTATGGAAGTTAAAAATAAGTTTACTATTGAAGATGTTACTTTAATTAAAATTGAAAGGAAATATAATGCAGGAAGCAAAGAAACTTATTTCTATAATCTAAAAGTTAGCGATATTGATGAATTACTTTTAATAGAAACAACCGAACCACTAACTTCAAGTTTGGTTGGTACTTCATTCAAGTACACATTCAATGAAGATAAAACAAAGTTAATAGATTTTGAT